CAACAGTTTGCACCAGAGTTGTGATATCAGCCCAGGTTAGCGCATCAACGTCAGTACCAGCCGAAATATCGACATTGCCGACGCTGCCATTGTTCAAGATACCTGTGGGTTGACCAGAGGAACCAGAACCTTGGATAGCGTAGTATTCGATCTTATCGGCAATAGAGCGAAGAAGGTCGTCTTGCACGATTTGCTCGATTGATGGGATCGACTCAAGAGCCAACAAACGCGATACTTGAGCATATGCACCAAGTGTGCGTGGCTGAAGCGTTACAGCCGCATCTGTTGGAGACTGATCGGAAACATCAGCAGCTTCTTCAACAAATCCCGCTGCTGCACCCGTAGCTATCTTAGGGATGGAGATGCGGTTTGTTAAGCCACCCATGAAAGTTACACCAAGAGCGGCCATAACTTGCTTTGCGCGAAGAGCTTCGATGAAAAGATCACCACGCTGGATGGTTGGAACAAAGCTATCTGATACGTTTTCGCCAGTGATACCGCCAGTGGCAGCAGTTGTCATAACGCCAGATCGCCATGCAAAATCAGGAACATATACACCCTGCGATGCTTTGCCTGTGCGACGCTCGATTTCTTGGTGCATTTCGCGCTCGAAACCAGCTTCCGACCAATCGCCACGAACCTGTGCTTGAACCATACGGCCCAAAGAATACTGGCGCTTTTCTGCTGGCTTGGCTTCGACTGCTGCTGGATTTACATCAAGAGGCTTGCTCTCAAGTGCGTCCAACAACTCACCCCGGAATTGCTCGACAGAGATGCCGCGCTCCAGAGCTTTGTCACCAAGATCTGCTTTGTTATGACGGCGAGCGAGTTTCATTATCTCGCTTGCGTTGCGATGAGCGACCTGAGCAGCCTCAGCCCGTACCTCATCGAGATTTACTTCATCAGCCATTTTGGCCTCCTTTACTTCGATGGTTTGGTTTAAGGGTTGCGGAGCCGACCGCCCTACCCCGACATTTTGACTTCTGTCAGCGGGTATTGAAACGATTGAAATCTCCATTGGAGTTGTCCGAACCCGATAGATCTCCTCGGAATCGTCTTTCTCCTCGATCCGCCCGTCAATACGATATCCGACTGAGATATTTTGCCGAATTCCGTCGAGCACGTCAGTAAACACTTCTGAAGAAAGTGACGATCTTCCGAACCTCACTGTAGCGCGAAGACGACGCGCACCTTCATCCAAGTCTACCGATTCCACAACGCCGATTTGTCGCTCCATATCATGATCGAGTAGGAGCGGCGCACGACCACTATTTAAAAATGAAAGATCCATTGATCCGGCGCGATGGTCGATTACTTCCATACCAAAGCTGCGCTCAACAGGCTCTTCACTAGAAACCCCAAGTCTGACAGTCCGGCGTTCTTCATCGATCACTCCAGGCTCAAAATGGAATGAACGCTGTTCGAGGTTGGATCGATCAAAGCGCTCTACCTCTTCCTCTTCACGCTCTACTGTCGCTGCTTCAAATTCTATTGGTTCCAATTCATGTTCCTCCAGCCATTCTCGCGCTTCGCCTTCGCTAAACACATCAGCATCAAATCGAACCGCTTGAAGCTCACTTTCACCCTCTTTTATTCCATAGATGAAATCTACGCCAGTGGCGGCATTCTCTCTAGCGAACTCATCGTATTGAGCCGGATCAGTTATTCGAGCGGCGTGTTCATTTGGATAAGGTCTTGCCTCTTCTTGCATATAACCTCGCTCCTCTTCATCTATGTTCTTCATGCGTTCAACGCGAGCATTTGCCCAGGATTGGCCAGAATTACCACCCCATAAAGCCCAAGCAATTCGCCCAGCACTGGGGTAGCCATCTTCACCAGGAGAATAACCTTCGCCCTGCTTATCAACTTCATGCCTAGCAAAATAGGAAGCCATTCGCTTCACTGTCTCTGGTGATAACTCTTGGCGATTCACTAATTGACGCGCTCTAGCAACGCCAACAGCAGTTCCACCTCGACCAAATTCAGATCGCCAATCTAGGCCACGTTGTGCCTCTTCAGCCATCGCCTCAGTTGGTTTGGTATCGATATCGATGCCTTTATACGTTGCCATCATCGCCCCCATCAGTCATGGCCGGAGCTTTAGGAGCGCCGAAAGGCTCGAAGGTCATATTTAAACCAAATTGAGCGGCAAGTTCCTTATCTCTGCTAATCTGGCTGAATGTTTCTTCAACATCTCTACCATAATGACCAGCAACATCTTGCATCGATAAAATTCCATTCTGCAGACCAACGACTGCAGCGTTCATCTCTTTGAGAGGATCGACCCAATTCCATCCACGGCCTCGGAACATTGCATTATCTGCAAACTTGTCGAGCTTGGTTGCTGGGATTGGAATGGCTCCAAAGTCCATCGCAGTTAGTAACCACTCTCTAAATACAGGCTCGACAAAATGCTCGATCATAAATTGTTGTAATGCACGATAGCCATCGCGCTCATCCAAAGCACCTTGTCGGATCGATGAGTAATTGACGCTCGATAGATCGTTCGATAGCGCTGCATAGCTAACACCAAGACCAGAGGCGATACCTCGAAGCATTGCTGACTCAAATTCACCGAAGCCAACATTAGGATGTTTAGGATCGAACATCTCGAGACCATACCCGGCAGGCAGAGCGTGCCAAGATCCAGGCTGGGTATCTATGACAGGCTCGTAGTTACCGTTCCCATAACTATCATCTCCGACATATTCATCACCGCCCGGCGAAGTTATGATACCCATCTTCGATGCACTAATTCTAGCAGCAATCAATTCGGCTTCTCTAAATGCCATCAGTTGTTTCATCGCTGACAATGCTGGTGTCATAAATGGCTCGCCGCGTGTTTGATGCGATCTACTTGGCATATAAATGTGAAGGATTTCTTCAGCCGGGACTCGAACATGACGCTGCTGGTGGTTGGTGAAATAACGATCACCAGGATGAGCGGTTAGCACCCAATAAGCGACGATCCGATGAGAGCGGTTCATTTCCACACCCATCCGAATATGACCACCATTGTCGAGCGTTTCGTTCTTCTTTTCGTCGATCAAATCCGCTTCGAGAAGCTGTAACGCAAAACCATCACGATATTGCTTGCCTCGAACCTTACGAACAAAGCACTCGCCATCTCTGGCCATCGTTTCGATAACGTGACGCTGTAGATCGAGCCATGACATTTTTCCATCGATGGTTGGGTTTCCTAATCTACCCCAAGCACGAAAAGCGTTCTCTATGATTGTATTGCCAGCTTGATCTAGCGAACCATCAGAATTACGAGCCTTAACTTGCAGATGAAAACCTCGATCACCAACCACGTTAGTCTTTAGAAGTTGCATATAGCGTCGAGCATATTCGTTATCGCGTACTAATTCTCGACTGCGATTACGTAGTGTTTCTAATGTGAATCTTAATTCACTATCGGCACTGTTGCTCGATCCACCAAAATCACCAAAAAGCCGACCACCTCTAGCTCCGGCATATGAACGTCTTCTTAGCTTTGTCTCTTCTTTTCGGCGAAACCGATCCCAAAAGGCCATATCTAAAACCTCGCCACGATTGTTGCGCCAGTTGGCAAGCCTCGACGAATGCGCTCTTTGCGCCGCTCCATCAATAATTCGCGCTTGTAATAATCACGCCACTGGACAAGCTCTGTTGGAGCCATCTTCGACAGTGATCGACCATTGATCGAATAGCTTAAAACATCAGCATCAGCCCGACCTTGCAGAACTGTCTCAATCTTATCGAGCATAATCTCTGCATGGCTTCGAGGGTCGCTTTGATTGACATCGAGATCAACGATTGCAGTAAAGTCGCCTCGATCAATTACTATCCGCTCGCTATCGCTATCTCTAACGATCTCAAGTTGCCAATGATAATAGCCTGGAGTGAAAGCAGCACTATCGACGCTGGAAACTGTAAACAAATAATCGTCGTTATATGCAGTACCAGTTAGCGTTATTTCACTAGCACCGCCACCAGTGATCCGAGCAACATATGTCGCAGTGTATAAACTATTGTCATAATCAGTGCCGATATCAGTTCTACGCCACTGGATGCGATCACCCACTACTATTTCGATAGGTTCCGTTGTTGGAGAATTTGCTGGATCGAATAAATTTGCCACCCACTACCTCCAACTAGTTGCAAAGTTGCGTCGCACTCTTGGCACAACCCGCTCGGTTTGTTGCTGCGGTGGCTTCTCCCTTGCCTCCGCTTCTTTCTGCGATAGCGCTTTCATGTTTATGTTTGCAATCGCAAAAGCTGCTAATGCATACACTCTTAAATCCAGCGCTTCATTCCTGGCCCTTGTCTTTTTCCACTCGCGCTTTCTAAAACCCTTCGAGAACTTAGTAACGATTTGCTCTGCCGTTAATTGCTCAAAATACTCATCGTCATAACGCGCTGGAAAATGACAATACCCAGGTCCAGGGATGTTAATCTTTAAACGCGCGTATATCAACTCTTTCGCAGTGTCAACTCCAACGGGGAAAAGTCTGATCTTTCCAATATTGTTTCTAGCGGGTCTTCCGACAATCGGTTTACTCTCTCCGGCAATACCCTTAACCGCAAATATTCCGCGCCTTTCACGGGGTCTAACAAAGTCATAAACCGCTTGTGTGTAATGACCGCCACTGTCGATTGCAGCGCATCTAATATTTAAAAGTTTTCCATCATCACGCTCGAACTTCTGTCCTAAGTATAAATCTAAATCTCTCCAAATTTGCGGAGCGCTAGGGTCGCCATAAATGATATGGTGATCGATGCTCCACGTTTCAGCCTCATTGACGCCATGACCTAAAACCTCAATCTCTAATCTGTCGTTCTGCGTATCGATGCCAGCAGTTAGCATTAAAACATCGTTTGGAACGCCATCGTAATCTTCGCCGCGACCAGGGATTTCGTCATCCTTAACCCCTTCACCTTGCTCCTCCCACGTCTCACCGAGAAAGGTATTAATCCACACCCTCAAAGTCTCTGGCATTTTCTTAGCTTCGAGAAAGTCTCTAGCAGCGTCACCCAATGCAATCCAGGGTGAATACAGGCCACTCAGTCTAAATCCGGCGGTTGTGTTTCCAGGCTTGTCAGCGATCCATTCACCTCTTGAGATAGCTTTGTATCGAGCCGCATCATGCCAAGTTGAGCCGCAACATTCACAAACATAAATCGCTTTCGTCGGCTCACCATCCGGCCAATGCACTTGTGACCATTTTAGCGTTTGCTTTTCGCCACAATCAGCACATGGAACCCAGAACTGACGTTGATCGCTATCGAGATATTCTGCCTCAATACGGCTTGCGTCCTTAACAGTTGGCGTTGAAACGATGACAATCTTGGAGTTCCAAAAGGTTGTAGCTCTTTTTTCTGCAAGCCGGAGAGGATCGCCCTCAGTTCCGGCGCTACTAGGCCATCTATCCAGTTCGTCAGCAAGCACAACTCGAATTGGACGAGAGGCAAGCCCTGCTGCTGAATTACTGCCAACGATGTTGATTGATCCCCCTGGGAATTGCTTCGATAGAGTTGTGTTACCGCTATCTCTAGATCGAGGATCTTTAACTTTACCTTTAAGCGCTGGTGTGTCTCGAAGCATTGGAGCCAATCGATCTTTCGAGAAAGCCTGTCCCATAGAGAGTGTCGGCTGCACGCAGAGTATCGGGCTTGCATCCTGATCGATACAATAGCCGATGATGTTTAGCAGCACTTCAGTTTTGCCAACTTGAGCCGATGACATAACGATTACGCGCCTAACAGTTGGATCGCTGCAAGCATCCATGATTCCGCGACTATACTCAGCGCGAGAAGTGTACCAACGCCCAGGCTCCGCAGATGACTCAGGGGATAAACGCCTTTCAGCGTCAGCCCATTGGCTCACCGTCATCACTGGAGGCGGCTTTAGCATCTCTGCCACTTGCATCATAAGACGCATCATCTGTGACTTCTTGTGCATACTCATTCACCCACCCAGATAATTCTTCTAACGCTTCATAGATTTGATCTTGGATCATTTGCTTGCAGATCGAGGGGTTGTCTTCAACCGCAACAACCGGAGCTAATTTAGCTGGCATGGCAAGCAATCGAGATTTGCAAGAGGCGATCACCTCGGACCATGCATCAGAAACATCTTCAATCGATACAAGTGATCCGCGTTTTTCTTCAAGCTCAATTTCAACAAGCTCTGCTTCCGCCGCTAATTTACGACCACGCTCTGCATTTAGATCAACGACATTCGGACCAGCGATATATTTACTAGCAGCCGGGATAACATCTCGAAGCAAATAATATTTACGATTACCGCGCGTTTCGATGGGATTTATGCCAGTCAAAATTTCGCGCATCTTGCGATTATCGATGCCTAATTCTGCTGACAATCGTCCCGGTGTGTATCGGTCTGATCCGATCTCTGGCTTGGCAGTCATGTGATCCCTCTTTGAAATTTTCTGTCGCTAAAAAAGTATCGGGGTCGCGCGTTACCCGCATAGAGGACCGTTTGGAAGGACCCGCAAGCCAAAAAATAATCATTTTTGAAATTATATTTCAATTTTTACCCGCTTTCTTATTTTTTTTAGGAAACTGGGGTTCGTTTGAATGAGTCCATCTTTGTTCCTTTTTTGAAATGCTTTGCGGTCTTGATTGCTCTGTCAAATTGTTTGTTAAAGTTGCGCCCCAGGTCACGTCTAAAGATTACACTACCATCTTCAAAGAACATAAAATTCTTATCAATCTTTACAGCGGTCTCAAACGTGTAAAGTCTTTTGATTGGTAGACGCGCCTTGCCTTCTCTCTGCCAGATACCAAACGCACCAGATGGCATCGTTGTCACAAATGTCCTTGGTTTGTTTACTACCTTCCTTGCCCTCCATGCATCAGGTACACCGCGACCACGCCTTCGATCTTTAATCTGCCATGATGGAACAGCGAGATGACCTGACCTTGGTTTCTTTATTCCACCTTCAGCGTGTAGATTAAGATTTCCTCTATAAAGCCCTCTAATCTTTACCTGATATAGTGATGCATGAAGATCGCGCTTCTTAGCTTTCTTTACTCGAAATGATTGGCCAGCAAATCTTTTGTCTCGAACAGCAAACGCTCGATCAAATGTCTTACCAACAATCTGTTTACGCATTGCAAATGCCGTGTCGTTCAAAGTATTCGCAAAAGCAAATGGAAGCTGCTTTCTTTGAAAGTTATCCAGCCTCCTCTCCAACTCCAAGTAATTCGCTTTGACGTTCAACTCCATGCGTTATCTCACCTCCACAACCAGCATAACCAGCAAGATCTACCCAGCTATCTCGATGATCTGGTGTTTGAATCAATCGAGCCATCTTCAGTGCCGCCAAGCATAGAGCAACTTGAGCTGGTGTCACGTCCTTCTCTAACAGCACAGACCAAAGCCCAGCAATCCTACCAAAATTCTGTTCGACAGTGCCATAGCTCGAACCACGCTCCGAAACAGCGTTCATTGCGTCAGTTAAAAGATTGAACCTTTCTTTGGACATAAAACCCCTCTCAAATCAATTTTAAGCGGCCTACAGTGGCCATCTCTAAGTTTCTGCTACGACCATGCCCTAGAATGGCACATCATCATTCAGTGACGCTCTCTGGCCTTTTTCGGAAATTTCTTTGATCGATGCATCTGGCATCAAATCTTTAACCTCCCCGATCCAACGACCCGCATCGTCAGCAGCAATAATAGCAGCAATCTCTCTTGCGCTAAAGCATCGAACTCCATGTTTTTTGCTGTAAGCTCCGGCTTCTGCGTCAGTTCTGCAAATAGCAATCACGCTACCATCAGGCATTGGAGCCTCGAAGCAATCGCCTTGAATCGGTTTCTCTCCATTAGCGATAGCTGCTTCAGCAAGGATTGCATACGAGCGAGCTAAACCAGCACAAGCCTTCTCGACGCGCTCAACCGATCTATCAGCAAGAGCGGTTGTTAGCCGATCCATCTGTTGCAGATATTTCACCGCAAGATCGGGACCAGCGATCTCTGGCAATCTTCCCACGCCCCACTCAGCTTCGTATTGCGAACAAACTCGATCATGCTCTGCCATTGCCGCTCTTATTCGATCAGCCTGTCTTTCCGATCCAAGAAATTCTCTCCAGATTGATCCTGGTGCTTCTGGTGCTCGTTTAACTTGTCTTCTCTTTTTCAAAACTCTCTCCATTGCCATGTTTCACTCAATGGTTGCCTTTCCCCCTAAAGGGAGGAAAAAGGGCAACATCTGAGTATTGAGCAAAAATGTTGCCTAATGTTGCCTATGTTGCCTATTCCGCAATCTAAACCATTGATAACAATAAACAAAATGTTTCCTATAGGTTGCCAATGGTTGCCGTGCGCTTTAACGCCGATTTCAGATGTTGCCTAAGATGTTGCCTATTTTTATTTATCTTCTTTGCGTTCAATAAAGTGGTAACTGAGATCGATAAAATCCTGCAAATTTCGCGTCTTGAGTGACCTTCTTGAGTTAATCTCTCAACATCTTCCAAAAACTTGCTTGGATCGATAGGCAACCTTCCACCCATCCCATATCGGCAAATTGTGCCATTTACAGTGCGATTTATCTGGGGATATGTGATCGAGAATTGGAATGTGTCGCGCTGATCTTGCTCGATGGAAACCTCTCGACCCGCCATTTGATTCCTATAAATTAGATCATCAGCAGCATCATCAATGGTTGGATACCAGCAAATCTCTTCGATCTGATCTTGCAATTCTAGCTTATAAATCATGCTCTATTCTCTCCCTTCGAGCGTTACAAATACCCGGCGCAAAACATATGACCGAGCCATTGATAAAACAAAGTAGCAGGCTGTTATCCATGTTGCTTCGAGCATCGATGGCTCCAATCCAAACAACGGCAAGCATAGATAAGTGAATAGCCAAGAAACCAGCAAACCGATGATGGCATTGGCTTTAGCTTCGATGAAGCTCATTCTCCGGCTTTGCATTATTTCTCTTCTTCGAGCTTTTGTTGCAGATAGGTTTCGATGCTAATTCGACGTTTCTCAGCAGCCGCTTCTGCGCGATTAAATGCCTCGACTGATAGCGTTAATCGAACCTGTATGCGACGCCTTAATGACCCACGCCTGCAAGCCCTAACTCGAACACTGGCCTCGTTGCAGCCCAGCATGATCGCAATATCTTTTGGGTGATAACCCGCACCAATTAGATCATCGATCTTTTGTGTGTCGTTACTCATCGACGTAACTCCAAATAGAAAATGTGAGTGCCGACTTGCTCGATCTTCTGCATCTTTGGTGACGATGCCCACCCTGGTTGCACCCACTCTGCATGGTAATGCGTAGCGCCCATATTCTCCCAGGGAGTATCGAAGGCTTCTTGAACTACGCGCATTGAGCGTTCCCATGCCTTGCGCTCTCTAGGCTTGTCGCTCTTACCATCCCAATAAAATGAGAAAGCGTTGCGCTGCTTTACGACAGAGCAAGCGTCATCTGGAAAGCCACTATGATTCACTCGGTTTTTAATGACATGAACGATTTGGCGTTGCGCCTCTTCCGGCTCTGAGCGGCTCTCGAAATAAACCGCAAGAGCATAACAAACAAAAGCTGCTTCCAACATTTAATCTCTCCCGTATTTGTTGGATGGCGTCTCAAAAAGACTAATTAAAACCTCGATCAATGCAAGAAAATTATTCATTGTTAAGCTAACTTGTCAGCAAGTACTTTAAGCAATGTTTGCTTCGTCCAAGCTTTGCAAATCATTTTTGGAACTTCCCCACTTGTATCCCTGGCAACCCAATCAGAAGCTCCACCACCTTTTGTTACAGTGATATGCTCGAAGCCCTTAACACACCATTCAGCGTGAGCAGTACCGAATCCGTTTCCGAGCCATTCAGTTGAGCTTACCTTGGTTAATTTAAGCATTTGATTTCTCCCTTGTTGATGATGTTAATCTAATATTAACAAACAGGGATTGCAATAGGCAAAAGCAAAAAAAGTGAAAAAAAAGTAAAAAAAAAGAGGGGACCGAAATCCCCCCTTAATCCTCTCAAGCTTCGTTCATTTTAAGAGCGCGCCGCAATACTCGATCACGCTCTGATTGCTTCAAGCTAGAAATCACATTCAGCACTTTGATCGCATATTGCCTCTCATGCTCTGCGAGGAATGTGTATTTCTTAGGCTTCGATAGACCCATCTTTTTGATGGTCTCTGGATCTAGATCTTCGATGTTTAAACTCATTATTTCTTCCCTTATTCAACGTCGATTTGTTCGACAGTAAAAATCACATCATCAGCAGCAAAGAATGTTGAATAAAACCTGTTCATTTCAGTTTTAACAACGCCACCATGCTCTTTGTTGATGAGGTCAATCACAACGGTAATGGCTTTTTGACGGCCAGAATAATGACCGTGTGTGATGCCATATTCGCCTTTATTGGACATTATTTTATAAACGTACTTCATTTTCGATTTCTCCCGTTATCGATAATTGTTAATACAAAATTAACATTATCCTGTAAATAGACGTCAACGAAAAAATTTCACTTTTTTGCAATTATTTTTTATGCATCGATTTAAGTTGCTGATATTGTGTCGAAAACTGGAGAGAAAAAATGTCAAAATGGACCGCTGTAGCGTTTAGATCACCAGCAACCGACAATGTTTGGATTGCTTACAACAAACCCGAAACCGTCTCGAAAGCCACAATCGACGCATATATCCGAGCCGACAAAGCTGGTCATATCTGGTTGATGCATCGCAGAGTCGGGAAGATGGGAATGAATTATTTTGAGTTGGTTATTCGGGATAGAAAGAAAGTGGCCCGCCCCAAGGTTCACGGGAGAGGAACAACCAAGGGACGGGCGCGATCAGTCGAAGCGCCAGGGAAGGAAACGCTCGACCGATTACATTAACGGCGCACCCACACAACGCCGTTATCGATTGCAATATAGCCTTTTAATTGAAGCGCGTCTCTAGCTTTGGATCGATTTGATGCGGTGGCATCTGGAGCTTTTTTGACGTGTTCCTTGTGCCACGCATTTACCGCAATCTCGTTTTTGTTGCTATCGATCAAAAGGTTGTTGAGTGCATCGAAGGCTATTTGTTCTCTTGGCGTCAGTTTCTTCCTCCGATCTCGCTCGATGTCACTATCAACCTCGACCAGAACTGCACTCGATCCACCTGAGATAGCCACTTCCTCCAAAACAAACTTCATTGGCATTGGCTCTTGAGCGGCATCTTTCTGTTTATCGGTCTTTACCTCGATAATACCAACATCGTCTTTCTTAACACTCAGAATAGCGTCACTGGCACCTTCAAGCGCGTTTGAGCCACGAAGGCCTCTATCGATAGCTTTACCCGCATGATGCACTCCTAGCACCGTTGCTCCGGTTGCTGACATTAACGCTCCACAAGCTCGAACAAACCCACCCATTTCTTTTGCAGAGTTCTCTTCACCACTAAAGCTTCGAGCGACTGTATCAACGACAATCATCGACACGTTGAATTCGACGTTTGATATGGTGCGGATCAGTTTCTCTATATTTTCCGGTTCGATAAAATCGATGGCTGTTCGCATAAATCGCAAATCACAGTGATCCGAAACCTGATTGTGACTATACCAAGCTCTAAGCCTCTGACCGACCCCACCAAAACCCTCAGAAGCTAGGTATATCACACCTCCCTTTTTTGTTTCTTTAGAGCGCCATGAGCGGCCATGAGCGATGCAAAGCGCCATATCTAGAGCAAGGAACGACTTACCCGCCCCTGGAGTGCCGTAGATCATTGCAAGGCTGTTTTTAGGAATAAGCCCATCGATCAAATATGAAACCGGAGGCATCGTCATTGCATCTTCAGCGGTTAAAAGCTCATAAAGCTCCGAACCCTCTGGTTCCTCTGCAATCTCGATCTCTGGCTCATCATCCTCTTCTGGATCATATAAGTTAGTAGCTTTCACCAGTGCTTTTAGCTCTTGGACTGTATTGCCATCACGCAACCAATCAACGATATCACCTTTTGGACCCAATCCCGGCAACTCGACAATCTTGATCCAATTACCTTGATGGATGCGTCGAGCAATTTTTAAAGCATGGGCGCGACCAGCATCATCATTATCAGGCAGTATGATTATCTTTCGACCAGTAAACCATTGATCGAGTTCTGGCTTCCAATTACCAGCACCACCATGCGAAGTCGTTACAAGCAGCCCTTCTTTTCGTAGTGCGTCGCAAGCCTTCTCGCCTTCAACGATATAAAGATTTTCCATAGGTCGAGAGAGTATGTCCGGTAGATGATATGGTAGCGCTTCGATGCCCTCCATCGAGTTTCGCCATTGACCATCAGAACCGCGTGATCGTTGCCTAAATGTTTTTGGTTCGTATCGAAGAACCTGATAGCGAACTTCGCCGTTTTCATCAATGTAATCATAAGCGCAAGCCAACCACTCATTAGGTTTTACTTTGTCAGCTTGGCCACCTTCGACTCCAAATTTCTGTTCGAGGATTGCACCAACTTGAGCATCAGCCCCTTCTTCGCGTCGGATTAAATCAACGACGCCACCACCCTCTTGCGCCTCAAAATCAAAATAACACCCGCGCTTTATATCGATGGTCCTAGAGCCATGATTTCCCCAGCGCCATTCAGTGCCTCTTCTTGATTGCGGCTCTCCCCAGTAAGCTACCGCAACTTCAGCCATTACTTGACCGATGTTTGCTTCCATTCCCTTGCTCCCGTGAAAATAAAGAGCGGGACTAACTCTCCAATCAATCCCGCCCTTAGTTAATTAAAACAACTCGTCGTCATCGCTTTCGACTAGCGGTTTCGGAGGAGGAGGAGGAGGCGGAGCTTCTTTCTGAGGCGCATCGATGGAACTAGGTCCACTAGCGATTTTGTCCAAAGCATTATTTTCAGTCCAACCAACAATCGAAAATACCGGAGCTTTAAACCTAAGTATTCCATTTCTGCCTTCCATTTCGATTGTTTCTGGTTTGCCTATTTCGACGATTGGCATTTTGCCAGGATTAGCGCCTCTCTCTTTAATCCATTGATCGTGAAGTTGGCTGATTGCTTTTCTCACTGTTTTTGCAGTGTGACTAAACTGGCGAACTCCGAGTGATTTGTTTCCAAGTGTAATTCTAAATCCTGGTTTGTGTTCTACACTTGGACGATCTGGAGCGCCTTCGCCATGTTTCGCCATTGCCATATCAACATGGCCTTGACCGATTAAGATCCAGCCCTCTTCGATGTTTGCTAGGTCCATAACGACTTTCGCTGGAACATCGATCTCGACTCTGCTTCTAACCCAACCAGAGCCATCGTTTTCAGAATTGTGCGCTAACCATTCTCCGGTTGTTGCAGCATAAGTGATTATCGGCAAGAAATCGCCACCACCGCCGGAGCGTGGTTCATCTAACATTAAACCCATTTGGATTTTCTCCCATTAGTTCAGACGCCACCATTGCAAAAGTTGGAAGTGACATCTCTACCCAGGATCGCCATCCCTCGTCTTTTGTCAAGAAAATATTTATAGGGACCCGCACAATAGTATCGCATCGATCAAATCGATAAACTAAAGCTGGCCATTTAGACTGCGCTCTAGCGGCGTTGCAAGCCTGTTCCCACCAACCCGATCTAGCTGTAGTTCCAGAAGCATATCGCTTGCACTCGATCACAAATGGGAAATCAGGATCATCAGGAACTAAATCGCCTCTCGATGCTGATCTGTATTGTTCCAAGTCGCGCTTAAAACCAACGCCAGTTAAACCATGCAAGATCGAAGCGATTTCTCGCTCATAAGCAGCGCCTTTTGCTCTACCTCCACCCGGCTTCATTTTTTTCTCCCGCACCATTTCTTTTAGTATATACTCTTTAAACCAAAAATCGGGAGAAAAGTTATGGTTGGTAAAATTACGCCCAACGACAAAGTATCTGCGTCTCAAATGCCATCTTTGTTTGGTTGCAGCCCTTACACCACTCCGAATGGCCTTTTGCGCTCAATCCGCAATTACCGCGATGGTGTTCCTGATGAGTACCAAGCCGGAGAAGCTGCTGAGTGGGGTAATACCTTCGAGCCGCATATTTTAGAGAAAGCAGCAGAGCGTTTAAGAGTGCGTGATTTAGAAACGCTTCACACAAAACCATTTTTTGCAGATGGCGTCGATTTAGCAGCAAGCCTCGATGCTAGTGCTTATGCCGACAATTTAACTGTTAAAAATGATGTCGCTGTTTTCCCTCAAGGTGGCGATCAGATGATCCTTAATGGCCCTGGTGTTATTGAAGCTAAATTAACTAGCTATGGTCCTGAGATATTTCCACCACCCTGGAGAGGCCCATTGCAGCTACAAGCTCAGTTGCTTTGCACTGGTTGGACCTGGGGTTGCGTCGCTACGTTGTATCGAGGCATCGATCTGCGTCTTGCTGTTTACTATCGAGACGAAGAGATTATCGAGCAAATCAAATTCAAACTCAAAGACTTCTACAACCGCCTCGATGATGGTGATGTATTCCCGCTCGAAAATTCCAAAGATGGCGTCACTGCATACCCTAGAGCCGAACCAGAAGCGCCAGAAGTAATGATCCCTAAAAGCGGTCTTCACGCCGATGCATTAAAGCAGCTTGTCGATGCTACCAATAGAAAGAAGATGGCTGAAGCTGAGATCGATGAGGCGCAATCAATCCTGATGAACTTGATGGGTATGCATGAAACCGCGCATGGGTTGATCGACAATACGCATTATAAGCTTAAGTGGGGTATGCGTAGTTATAAAGCCACGCCGGAGAAAACAACGCCAGCAAAGCCAGCTAGGACAGTGCGTAGTTCGACAATTAGCTTTAAGGCTGTTGAGGAATAATGCGGCATCCTACTGATTTTTATCCAACGCCACACCTAATAATTGCTTCACTACTGCACAACCTAAACTGGGATAATCTAAATGTTTGGGAACCTTGTGCTGGCGATGGTCGTTTTGCAGAGGCAATCGAACAGTGCTTCGATGTCGATGTTTTAAGCCACGATATAATGTCAGGTTATGATTTCTTTGATTGGAAAACTGCAAGACGACCGGACGTTATAACCAACCCGCCATTTAAGCAGATAAGACAATTTATCGATCATGCTTTCGAGATTGGCGTTAAGAGGATGGCTTTGATTTGCCCCGAGCGTTTGTGGGCTTGCCAGAAGGGATATGAGCAAAAGCTGCGACACAATCCTTCGAGGTTTATTAACCTGACTTGGCGTGAGGATTATTTGCAAAAGGGAGGGTCACCGGATAGAGCATTGGCTATATCAATTTGGGATCGACCTCACTCCGATCACACTTTATACGAAGTATGGACTAAGCCAGATTAGTTAAAGAAAGCGCCTCTTTCCAGGTTCGATCTTCGATATCGTCAGCATTGATTTTTGAAACCGACAATCGTCGAGTGATTTGTTTGTTGATTTTTTCAATATGGAAGAATGCGATTTTTCTTATATCGAGAGCGACACAGGCAACAATATCGCAATCTTCGATGGTTAGAGGTCGTTTTGGTAAGCTCTTGCTGACTTGCCATTGATAAGACCAATTATCGTTTGTTTTTAGTGTCGACTTAACCTGTATTCGTAAAATGTCCTGATTCTTAACAGCGACAATATCCATTCCTTCAGCATCAATGATAGATGGACTCCAACCGAACCCGAATAACACGCTGCAAGTTAAGTGCTCGCCAGCAGTGCCTATATGCTTGGCGCTAATCAATAGCCTCTAGCCGTTTAGCGTGGCGTTCAGTGCGATTGGTTGCTTGCTTATATAGTTTGCTATCTCTGAGTTGATCCGCTGCGGCTTTCCAGTTCCTAGCCTCGATAGCTGCTAAGTGCTTTACGAATTTAGAATAGCGTGATCGACCTAATTGAAAGCAAAGTGATGCAACCGTTACTTGTGCCGCTTCAGGCAAATCATCGAAATCTCGAACTAGCCATTTTGCATCGTTTAGGGCTATCGTCACATCTTGCTTGAATAGCTCTGCAACCCGCTCTTCACTAACTGGCGCTCCAACAGGCCATCCAAATTCCTTGTCTTGCGGTACTATTCGATGCCCGATGCCTAGCGTCTCTATGCCTTCGCTACATTTATAAACCTCATAAACACAACCTTCGTCATGTTCGAGGAGTTGGCGCAATAGTTCCATCATTTGCCCTGGCCTCGATATTTCTTCCACGACTTACGCTTGTGTTTATTTGCTGGGCGACTCAATGGTGATTGTCCAATCGAAGTTTTCTTTTTAACCGGGATAGGACGCCATACAGTTCCGACAGTTGCTTTTGCCATTACTTAGATACCCCTTTCGTCTTCTCTAACGTCCTAAGTCCACCTAATCCGAGCATACCTAGCAGAACCGTTAGAAGCGTATCCATATCAAAAGCTGGCAGAGGACTCATCTCTACGCCAGCAACAGTCACGCCAAACAAAATCAATGGCTGAATAACGAAGTGATAAGCAAGAGCAACGCCACAGGTCCATCCGACAAACGGACGCCATCCAGCAACAAAAGCAGATCGAGATGCGGCTTCAACTTTGTTTACCTCTAGTTGACCTTTAGCGAGTTCTTGCGCGTGACGTTCCGCCATCGTGCTTAACTCAAAAGCGATTCTATTCTTCTGATCTTTATCTTCGATGAACTTATCAAGAAGCCCGGTGACCGGACCTATCAATGCTTGGATCATGTTCCTACCCTTTCATTCGCTACAGGTATATGCTTACCATTATGAATATGTAGCTGGTGATCCATTTCTTTCCGAAGCTGCATAACCGAGCTAGTTAATTCAGCCATAGCAATATGGTCCCGGCGCAAGTTCTCAGGACTGTTCATCTTAGCGAGAATATCTAATCTCTGGGAAGTAACGGATGAGCCATTTTCTAAAATATCGATGCGTTTATCATTAGCCTTCAGCGTCGAATGAATTTCAGATATTGCTTCTTGCAGATCTTTGATTCGCATCTTGGCAACAGCCGCTCCACCAAAAATCGAAGCAGCGACACCTAGCAATGTTATGATGAGCCTTAGATCAACCGTTGCGCCGTCCATTTCGCATCTCCGAAATCTGCTGCCATATTCTGAGACTGAGCCAAACAATAGATAAAAGCGCAGAAATGCTGGGTAATATCTCCCAAAACGCACCAGCACTAATGCCTACAGCACTCCAATCAAAGATGCGATTGTCGTTCATTTACCTATCCTCGAAACGATGAGGATTAATAGCACAACTAGTCCAGCGATCACCAGTTCAGCAGTTGTAAAGAGGTGAACGCCCGGTGGCATTACGGGGTCTCCAATGCATCAAGCCGTGATTTCACAGAAGTCATTTCAGTTTCCAGCGTTTCAATTTTAACTAACGCTTCGCGTAGTGCAGCGGTAAGCAATGGAACGAGTTTGGATTGATCTATACCTTGATAATCAGGAACGCTGCGAGTACCCATCACTGCTTCTGTGACTACGTTGCCATCGTCGTCTAATACTGCTGGCGTGACCTCGTACTCTTCGTCTCTCATTCCATCTTGCGTACCAGTCACAGCTTCTGGAACCACAGCTTGAACTTCGTGAGCTAAGAAGCCGTCTACCGTTCTGTCTGGATCAGCAATGAAGTTAAAGCGATGGACGGGGATTTGATTAACTCGATCTATTGCACCAGTAAGATCAACCACGTTTTCTTTAAGACGAGCATCTGATGTAGTATTGTAAGCGACTGAACTTGTAGTAACTCTAATGTCACCAATTACTGAAGAGTTAGCGTCAAACCTTACTCTATAAGCACCACTTGCTTGAGCATTAGAAAAGACCATTGCACTACTAGTAACGCCTGTCTTTGTATTTGTTAGCGTAAGTGCGTCGCCTTGAAGACTCATGCGTTCTGCGTTGCTGGTGTAAAATCTAATACGACTATTAGAAGAACTTCCGTCTATCGCTGTTGTTCCTGACCCCCAATATATCTGCTTGTCATCACCGGATACATTAATGTTGCCGCTGTTGGTGATACGCATGGCTTCGCTAGAACCATTTTTGAATAGAATGTTTGCACTGCCTCCAGATCTTAGCGACAAATCATCTGACCCGCTTACCGACAAAATTTCATTTGTTCCATCTGTTCCTAAATCAAATCTTAAATTATTCGCGTCTGATAACTCTAATATCGCGGCAGGCGAACTCGTCCCAATACCAACCCGATTGTTCGTGGAATCAACATAGAGCGTATCGGTATCGACACTTAAATCGCCAGCAAGCGTCACATTATCACTAGCATCGAGCGTAATCGCAGCAGTAGCGCTTGATGGGTGATTGAGGCTAACAGTTTCTACAACTGCGCTCGCACTATCAGTAGCTAGGCCTGTCGTTCCGTTAATCGTTACGGTCATTGTGCGGCCTCCGCAATGGTTAGTGTGCCAGCCTCAACTTGGCGCAGGATCTCGGCGTAGTGGCGGTTGGCGGGGTCTAAGGGTACGAACATCTCTTGTCCGTCGATGGTGGCACGGATGATAGAAACTTTATTAGTCATAGAGCTTCTTTGGTATTGTGCGTTTGTAATTTGAATATCATTCATTTTCTACAACTCCGCATCTACTTTTATAATACACTGGACAGTCCCGTCTCTGTAAACGACACAGGGGTTTCCTGTTGTCATTGAGGTAGTATTATTAAAAAGTACATTAGATATTTTCGTACCACTTTGGTCTGGTGAAATTGTTCCACCTGCATTAGCAACAACGCCATCATTGACATAAAAGCCATTAGAAGCAGAAGTTAAAGAAAGCGTAGGCTCTGCCCTCATAATAACAGGGTTATTAAGGAACGTATTAGCCTTGCCAGAACCACCAATTAAACCTTGACCAAACATAACATAGTCATTACCAACGCCAGACTCTCCACCTTCTTGCCAATAATACCTCTGACACCGTGCAAGCTCATCCCCATACGGGCGATGCTCAAACGGGGTTGCCTGCGAGCCGACCTCTAGTTGGACGCCTGTGATGTAGAAATTGTTGGAAGTGCTATCAGCTAAATTAACATTACTTGCAGAAACTCTATTTGCATCCGACAGTGATGCCCATGATGTTGCGAGACTTCCAGACGTGTATTGACTACCTGCAGCTAACCAGAAATTTACATAAAGTGAGGCGTTGTTATCATTTGTAAACGCGCCCGTTGCATCACCAGCGTAAGTTATTGTTTTATATTCCCATGTATTAGCAGCATCAACAGTGTAAGTACTTGCAATATGTCGGCCGTTATCAACATCACGAAGTTCAATAGTGTATGTTCCTGTCTTCGATGATTTTACCCAAAAAGAAAGCGTTACTGATACAGCGTCAGCAGTTCCTTTTTTGAGTTGTTGTAAGTCTTGTCCTTCCAGAATCTGAGCAACATATACATAATCTCCTGCTGCAAGCGAAGCGTCTGCGGTAGTACAAGACAATCCATAACTCCGTGCAAACCCATCCGGTCCATCAGAAGCTTGAGAAACTGTCCAAGTTCCAGCGGTGTTAACAATAAACTGAAAACGATCTGGACCGTAGTAACCAGAAGTGGTAACACCAGACGTACTCGCTCCCCTCTGTGCCACGGTCATTGCACCGTTCGTCGCAAGATTCCTCGAACCCCCGATCTGCCCACCATTGATCGACGCGATTCCAGAGACATCCTTACCATTAAAGGACGCAGTACCTCCGCTATCCAGTGTAATAGACGCAGAGCCACTACTGGCGTGCTGAAGGTTAGTGACCTTTAATGTGGACATGATTACTCTCCAAGAAGAGTGGCTAGATCAAGAGCCTTGAGTTCATCAGGTGTAGTAGCAGCTTCGATGCGAGCGTCACTTGTAATGTCACGCAGTACTTGCTTTTCAGCAGCAATCTCAGCAGCACCAGAGCCAGCTTCCAACGCCTTCATGTAAGCTACATCAAGGTCAGCTAGTCTTGGCGCACGTTCGATGCGTAAATTGTCTTTATGGATTGCTTTGGCAGCAGCCATGTCTACTTCAACAACAGCCCCGTTGAACTGCCAAGCACCCCTAAAGGTACGGTCACTTGGTACTGTTAATGACGACGCATCTCTAACATCGCCATTGATATTGATATAAGTCGTCATTGCATAATTCTCCATGCATTGCGGAAACTACGGTCACTAGGGATTAGTTCAACAGGCACTATCCGCATAATGCACCTGTTACCTTGATAGTCCCGCCAAACAGCAGGGTCTATGTCTTTCATTACCAGATACTCGATGGCTTCTTCTTCGCTCATAGCATCGATAGGTTCAGCGTAGGGGTGTTCCTTTGGCTGACCATCAGGTACGTCTCTGTCGCGCTGGTAAGTATCAAGAGGTGGTAAAATGCCACCCGCCAATGCACACGCCATCCAATTAGGATCAGGGACAAGCACCTTCGCTGGTTCGTCTGGTGTAGCCGGATCTTCAAACAAGACACGATACTTAGACTGCACTGGCTCTAGCCGAGATTTAGCTTCTAGTAGTCGATCCCAGAGATGCTGCGTCATGCGAGGTCTCCTAGAAGAGAAACACAGTTAAACTCAGCGTCCCACCCCCCAGCACTATTGGTGTTTACTCGAACCATAACGGTGGATGCGGTAGATAGCGTCGTGTCAATGGCTACAGCAATGATGCTAGTATTACTGTTGCTTTCAAATGGGCCACACACACCAGCATAGTTTGCGTTCGCCATTGCGTTGGTAAGACTAGTGTCAAATTTGCCTGTAGCTTCATCAGTTACACTTGAGAAGTTAAAACTATTAGTAATAGTAACAGTACTACTCGCATTAATGTTGATCCAAGCTCTGGACGAGCCACTTAAGATATAGTTTGTGCCTACCGTGGTTGTAGAGTCGGAGATGTTTGAGACGGTTAAGGTGCTCATGCTAGGTCTCCTGTAAAAGTTCCTGATATATAATCAACATCCACAGTAGACCTTGCGCCATTAATTATACCCACGTTTGAAAAAGAAGAAGTATTTGCAGCAGTAAATCCAGAAGTTGGATGAACATCGTTACTTGATACAGCGGCTCCATAACCACAGGCGTACGGCCCAGAATAATTTGAATTTGCGAAGGAAGATGTAAAATTTACATCATAATTACCTGTGGCATCATCTGTTAAAGATGAAACATTCACACTATCTCGTGTAGCAATAGTGCCAGTACCATTAAAGTTAACCCAAGCAGCAGCAACCCCTGAGACTGCACGACTAGCTGTTTCACCTGTGGCTTTTATATTGGAGACTGTGATTGTACTCATGCTAGGTCTCCGTGGATTGTTATATGGACAGCTCTATCTGCTGAAGTTCCACTATTTGTGTCTGTGTCTGTGCTGGCAGAAGTGGCTGTTCGTCCACTTATAGCGTGTGTCATTCCTGTGCTGGCAGAAGGTGTACTCACCGCAGAGTAATTGGTATCAGCAAGTGCTGATATAAAGTTAAAGGTTCTTTGTCCTGTTCCATCGTCAACAACACCAGCTACGTTAAATCCATAAACAACAGTTCCTTGTGTATCAGATGTGGCAAAGACCTTCGCAGCACTCTGCTTAGTCAGTGCAATAGGTCCAGTGCCAGCAGCGTCGCTGATCGTATCCGCTCTTATCTCAGACAATGCTCAAGTTCCCTCCTGCTGCTACAGTCAACGTCACACCGGACGCAACTGCTAGTGGACCCGTGCAACAAGCATTTTCAGTTGCTGCTATCGTGGTGCTTGTTGAAAGAGTTTGTGCGTTGCTGCGAAACTGCGCTGAGAGAATGTCTCGACTATCCACTGTCGCAAATGTTCCAGCAACGTCTGGTATCGAAATCGAGCGATCCGTGTTCGTGTTCGGAGCTTCGAGCGTTACCGTTCCAGTGCCGCTATCGTTTCCTTTAACTTTTAATATGCTCATTTGTTAGCTCCTACGCCACGGTCCAAGTTGAACCAGAAGGAATCGTTACTGTTATGCCAGTATCAATCGAAATCGGACCACCACTCAAAGCGTTGTTTCCACTTGTTATACTATAATCAGCATCGATCAAAATGGCGTGTTCAAATAATCCAGAAGTGGTTGTATTGCCGCCACCAGCACCACCAATAGCGCCCCAGGCAGATCCATCATATCCTTCAAAGCTCGAAGAGGTTGTCGAAAAGCGCAGGCTTCCAGCAGTAGGGCTTCCACGTTGAGCATCTGATCCGGCTGGTAAATCTATAAAATCAGTCGCTGTGTTTGCTTGACCAGAAAGATTGGTGATTGTGACGCCTAAATTAGCTCTAGCTGTAGCCGCATCACTTGCACCAGTTCCACCATCAGCTATTGCTAAATCGGTTATTCCGTCAATCGTTCCGCCGTTAATGTCGATGCTGGAGAACGTGGAAGTTCCAGTCGATGTAATGTTTCCTGTCACATCACCAGTTAAATTGCCAGTTACATTACCAGTAAGGTTTCCTGTAACATCACCAGTTACATCTCCATCTTTAAGTAAAACGCCATCGACAGTTACACCAGAAGCAGCAGTCGTTTCGTTGATTGTATCAGTGGTTATGATGTCACCGGACGATACAACGATATTTGTTCCACCAGTTGTATTGCCGTTCCCTAAAACCTCAGAAAGTTCATTGTTCGATGTTATCTGACTATCAACATAAGCTTTGATCGATTGCTGCGTCGCTAATTTTGTCGCGCTATCTGATACCAAAGTATCTTCATCGAGGATGCCATCGACAGTTGTTGTGCTTGCGATAGTAAGTGATGCGAAATTATCACCAAGAGCGTTTGCAAGTTCCGCCCTAGTGATCCGCATGGTTTCAGCGCCACTGGTATCAACGATAACAAATTCATCATCTGCTGCGGTTGATGCGCCAGTTAGAGCATTTAGCTGAGATATTTTAAGGTCTGTCATAAGCTAAACTCCTACCGCAAACCAAGTGACAGAAGATGGCTCACCGCTCCAGAATAGAGTGAAATTACTTAATCGGGTTGCAAAATCACTTTTTACATAAGGCGTATCCATCGTAAAAGCTCGCGATGCATGTGCTCCTGTGGCGTGAACAGTATAAACCCTGCTTGAAAATGAGGTCGAATATGAGATTGTTTGCGATGCGGATGACGTTGCAACAGTTCCCCATTGGAACATCAAACCGGATGCAAGCTTGGTGTAACCATTGGCAGAATTTGAATAAGAGGGGAACGCCCCTTGAACTGTTCTAAGAGGCGTCATTAATTTGGTGTTATTTGTACCAGCTTGAGCTTCTGCTTGTGATGCATATCCTGGCGCTGGTGTTACAGAGCTTCCAACATCAGCAAAATCTAGCCACGCTGAATTACCTTCGTTTCTGATTTTTAGCTTATTTGCAGCGCTATCAAACCAAAACTGCCCGGCATAGGTCGTTGATGGTGCGCTCGATCCTAGTGAATTACTAGCAAGCGCTTGCAATGCTGAGTTAATGTCGGCTCTAGCAGATGCTGCGGTTTGGTTGGCGATTACAAAGTCATTTTGGCTCATTTTAGTAGCTCACCTGTGCTTCAATTTCGGAAAAAGCTGGGCTGACGTTATTTGCACTATTGCTTACTTCTAGCTTAAATTCAAACGCTCTGCCAGTTAGTTCACCACCCGAAACAATCGACCAGTTACCCCAAGTTGGAGTTCCGGCTGGATCGTCATCTGTAGCTCGAACATAGAAGGTGTAATCATAGTCGTTCCATCCTACATTCTCATATGTCCAATCATCGAAGTTACCTAGCCAGTTATCCCAGCTAAATGCACTAGAAATATCATCCCAATTTACCTCACCAGCCGTTGCATTTGCATGGTGTCTGGTTTCAGCAAAAACCATATCAACCCTTGCGTTCTCAATACCGCCTAGATCAATATAATCTGAGAATAGGTAAGTTCCTGTCGCTCCGGCTGTTGCAAAGCTACTCATCAGCAGTTCACTAGAAACAACCGCCATATTGGTTTTTGTGCCAGTAAATGTTGGATCTTCAGTTTGCGATAGACTAACACCGATGGTTGGAAGATCGCCTGGGAAGATGATGAAATGAGAATGGTTTTCGCACTTGTTACCACTTCGATCCACCGCTGCAATAAAATAAGTTCCAGCGCGAGCCGTATAAACAAAAGTTGATGTTGGATGAGCAATACTCGTTGCAATAACACCAGAGCTATCGAATGTAGCGCCGCTGGTCGCAGATGAGTGACGAATTTCATAATGTGATGCATCGAGGTCAGGAACTGGTGTCCAACTAATAATTAGATTACCTCGACTAAAGCTATGGTCGAAATCAGTGACATCTGCTGGAGGTGCTGCAAATGGAGTGAAGGTTTGATCTGTTACAGTTGTAAAGCTGCCATTTAAACCGAGAGGTGATATTGCCCTGGCTCTAAAGTCATACACCTCACCATCGATAAGGTTAACAATTTCATGATCACCAAGCGGTCCTGTGGATGCTGTTCTCCACTTTGATGCGTCTTCGCTAGATAGCTTGAATTGTAATTCAACCGATGCAACGCGCGTTGGAGTGCCAGAAGTTATACCAGCAATAAGAATACCAATAACAGACTGCCTAGTTTTACGCAGTTCCATCGTTATTGTTAAACCAACGCTTGCAACATTAAATGGCGATGGAAGAACTGTATTGTTTGAAACAAATTCTTGCTCGTCAGCATCCCAATCAAATACAGCCTCAGAAATCTCTGCAAGCGACATCGATACCGTGAACGACATATCGTTATCGAGCGCAAAACTCCAATCAACGACCTCAAATGTTTTCTGCGACCACCCCATTCGCGTATTGGTTAGCTGAATTATATCGCCAATCTTAGCTTTAAAGCCGGATAAACCAGTAGTTATTCTAACTCGTAGCTGTTCGCGTTGGCGATATAAAGCGATTTTAGCAATACGCTGCGCCCTCGAACTCGTATCTGAAAAAGGTAGAGCTAGATCAAGTGCGGATTTTTGGTTGTTATCTTCATTTAAAAAGATAGATGATGTTACTGGAGGATAATCGCTTTGCTGATAGTTTGTTTCAGCGCCTCGGAAGATACCTCGAACCTCATTAACTTGATCTCGTCTAGATAGGCGAGTTGTTACTTCAACAGGTCCAATTAAATCATTCTCATCAAATGTAAGCGTTGGCGCATCCCAAGTTCCAGCGCGAGTGCCGAATTTACCTTGGCTATACCAGATCATCCCAGCATACGAAGTCATCATTTGCGTGATAACATCAGATGGATTCGATCCAGTGGTGAAAGTGCCATTCATCGTATAGCGCTTTTCGGTACCGCCACGGTTCACTGCTATAAGATCATCGCAATCGTTTGCTGCATCTGCGAAAGTTACATCATCAATCTCATCACTGTCGCAATCGAGACCATAATCAGCAGTTAAGTAATCTCTAACACATAAAGCTGAATTATCGCTCCAAGCCGTTGTTGATGTTCGAGGATCATAAACTTTCTTACCTCGAACCACCGCAGTTAAAGTTGGAACGCCGTTTGGAAATGCTTCCTGATCGAACTTTAGGGCGCAATAAATGTATGCAATGCCACGCGCTCGATGTTGATCTGTCCAGTTATCGGCAGCTTCATCTAAATCAACATCAGCTAAAATTGGAAGCTCTACACCAAGAGCCTCTGTGTAAAATCCAAACAAATTAACCGCTGTTTGATCGTCAGTGCCAAGTCGCGTTTCAATGTAAACTTTATCTGCAAATCTTGCTGGAGCGGTACAAACGCCATCAGAACCAATCGTAATTTGCTCATCATTTAGATAGAACGAAACGTAGCTATCGATTTCATGTCCGGCTACCGCAATCATTCGATGCAATATGGTTTCGTTATTACTTGTCGATGCGTAGAAAACGACGCCGCCAACCTTAGTTTCACCATAAATGATAGCGTGATCGAGCGCAGATCCTATATTGTTTTGAACAAAGCCGCCTGCTGTAACCCTCGGTTTTTGAGGTTTAGGCATAAGCGCTTGAGATACAAATCCTATGGCTGCTGAAACGACAAATGCTTGAAAAGCTGCGGCTAAAGTTGCACCAGCTAAACCAGCGCCAACGCCGGATGCCATAGCTGTGCCTAAAACCGTAAGTGTCACAGGATCAGCAGATGCATTTTCTGGCGCAGTAGCGACTAGAAGCGCAACAGTCAAAGCAGTAGTGGAAAGTAAGCGCTTTTTCATGCAACGCTCCAGTATAGATCGCTTGATTGACGATCCATAAATATCAGCCCTTCAGGTCCAACGAAAGCGGAATGCCGACGCATCACTACACCAAGCATATACCCCATGACCAGCGTTTCGCCATCTGACTTTCGAGCAACAATACTACCACGCGGCGGATAATCTGTCTCTAATGGCTTTAAACGATCACTCAGCGCATCAACGATAGTTGCGCTTGCTTTGTAACCTAATTCCTTACCGCGCTTCCTGAGTAGATATAGGGCGCTTGTCTGACAATCATAACCACCAATTAAATCATCGAGCGGTCCTTCATCGATCTGAGCTTTGGCGCAATTATTTGCAAATGTTAAACAGTCGTGCTTACCCCAGCAAAATGGACGATCTCTACACTCATCTATGTATTCAGAAAGGATGAGATCAGCATTAGCACGCCTCATCGACGCCCCCAGAAAAGCTCTCGATCTTGTAAACCATTAACAAATTGAAATGCCTGATCACCAGTAAATCGAGACTTTTGATCTTCTGACGTATAGCGCCTAACCCTAACTCGCTCTAAATCAACAAGTCGGCTCTCTAGAGATAAAGATATTTGACTTGAATCACCAGATTCAGTGATGGTCATTTGATCCATATAACCTGAGAAAACTGTGCTTCTAGATTTCTCAGTAGAATCAAGCATTAGCTTGCCACCATCTTCCTTCAAAACATAAAAGCCACTTTCAAGCAAAACCGATCCTTTAACAAAAACACCAAATTCAACTAGGCATTTTCTACCTTGGTATGGAACAGATAAAGCAAGCGACAAAAGATCGGATGGAATACCAGATAAAGTGAGGTTTGCACCCCTAGCAGATATATCGGTTGTTTCCTCGAACGCTGAGAAATCTAAAAATTGGCCTGTTCCGATGTAATCTTTTCCGTCAATCGTTACAGTGCCATTTCCCGTCCAAAGGTATAAGGGCGCAGTTAAAACCTGACCATTACCATCTGTCGTAGTGTCGAACTGCAATTCAACTGTATAAAATGGATAAACGACCCCCTGCGAGATCGCATCAAGCATTACTGGATGTAATGTGCGGCTCATGAAATTACTTCGACTGCTGGAAATGTTACACCAAACACCGATGCTTCATTGATCGACCAGTTTATTTCGTTAGTCGATAATCTGAATAAGCCTTTAGCTGCATCAACTGTAACTGTCGCGTTATCTGCTGGCGATGATCGAAGCTCCGGCCATATCTCAAGAGTTGTAGCCCCAAAGCTATCAGTCGTTGCATCTTTCGTAACTTTATAAAGCTGGCTACTAGCTCCACTGCCAAGCTGAATATAATCGCCTCGCGCCAACCATTTTGATTGATTGGTTGTGCAACCATCGATGGTTAAAGCATCACCCGTTTGATCTGCACCTCGAACTATTGGAGTTCCGCCACCTTCACCGATTGGAGATGTTGCAAGTGGATCACCAAGCAAGAAAGTGCCTGATCGACCTCGAAGCGAAAGTAACCAGCCAACCCAATTTTCTGCATCAGATCGCTTCATTGGAGGAAGGCTAATTTCTGCTTCCCAGCGTTGACCAGGGTGAACAACCACTTGTTGCCGATAAGTAAATGGACTCATAGTCATCGATGTAACTTGAACCGCTCTCAGATCGATCTTAGCGATGCCAGTGTGCGTTGGAAGGTCGAGAGGATAGGTGATAGCCATTACGCAAACGCAGCAGCATAACTGCCGCCCCTTCTCTTCGCATCTAGGACCGCTGCTTTAGCTTGCGCTGCGATTTGTGGAGCCATCGACATAACCTCTGCACGAACTGTTTGTTGAATACCAGTTGTTAGATTGACTGTTTGATTTAGCACCACTCCATTGCCACCGCTACTGATTGCAGTTTGTCCTCGATTTAATACTCGCTCACCTGTTCTGGCTAAGATCATTCGTTCATCAGATCTAAATCCTCTTGGACCCTGACCAACAACGCCACCAGTGTGGAAATCCATCAATCCAGGGAACATGGGTCCGGTACTAGTACCCATTGGAGTTGCAGGCACTCCCTGAGATGCGGCGAACATAGACAATCCCATTTTAAACAAGCTGCCGATGTTAAAACCACCGCCGCTTTTTCCGCCTTTGCCCATAGTTGTTACTATATCGAGAACCTTTTTAAGCACTAAGCCTAGAGCATCTTTCCATTTCATCGTGCCAGATATTAAACCGCTGATAGCCTCGTTTGCTGTTTGAATACCATCTTTCATAATATCAGCGATTTGCTGCTGTAATTCTTTTTGACGCTCTGCTGCTTTGTTACGAGCGTCCATAGTGCGCTTTACTTCAAACTCTCGCTCAAGATCTTCCATAAGCAATTTATGCTGGCCTTGAGTTAGCTGCACGTTTTCTTTGCTTAATTCGTGCATTATTTCTTCGTATTTAAGCTGCTTTTCTCTTTCAAAGCTATTAAGCTCCATCAATCTTAGTTCGCTTTCTGCAACTATTCGCGATCTATTTTGAGCCTGTAATATTCTTTCTCGCAGCCTTATTTGAATTAAAGACTCGGTTTTAGCTTTGGTTGACATATATGGATGACCTGAAGGTTGAGGACGAGGACTAATCTCGACCATACCCTTCATTTCTCTAGCTGCCGCCTTTGCAGCAGCAAGTTCTGCAATTTTCGTGTTTAGTAAATCAACCATACCTCTAGCAGGTTGACTTGTTTTAGCGATAGTCTCCTGAAGCTCTTCTATCTCAAGTTGCAGTGTTTGGATTTTTGTTCTTTCGATAATCCCAAGCCAGTAAGCAAGCTCTTGAATGTTTTGAATAATTGTAGGCATGTTTTTCATGAACGCATCAGCAAATGCGATGATTTGAGGACCAGCTTGTACTAGAGCGTTTGTAAGTTGCTTTTTAATTATCGTCTCAAGCTCAGTGATAGCATCTACGGCTTTCTCACTAGTCCTGAGTACACTTTCATTTATTATGCCGTTGAACGATCTTAATCGTGCTCCAGCTTTATCAATAGCCGGAATACCCTGATTTAACAGGTTCATCATTTGTGGACCTAATCGTGCGCCAAATAATCCCGCTGCCAGTGATGCTTTATCTGCTTGGCTCTCTACTTTTGATAGAGCATCAACAACCGCCCTAAAACGAACCACGCCATCTTCGAGTTTTCCTGACGCTAAGTCTGCTTCTAAACCAAGCAACCTAAACGTATCAGCAGCAGTACCAGTTCCCTTAGTTCTGGCCTCACCAGCGCTCTGCTGTAATTTACGAAGCGCTTTATCTAGTTCATCGCTTTTTACGCCAGCCAATTCAGCAGCGAAGCGATACTCTTGCAGTGCATCAGTCGTAACTCCGACTTTATCTGCGATCTTCGCAATATCATCAGCAAAATTCAGAGCTTTTTTAGTGGCAACTAGTACACCAGCACCAAGCGCACCAGCGGCCAAGGTTGTTTTTCTAATTGCACCACTAAGAGAAACAGCGGCTTTTCTTGTTGCTGCTAAACGAGTATTTAGAGAGCGAAACGCAGCAGCGGTTTTATCTCTAGCGGTTAAGTCTATTTTTAGCTGTTGATCCGCCATCGCCTCGACCTTTGCTGCGCTCGTCTTCTAGTTTAACAAAAACGCTCCACTCGATAAACTCTGTTAGCGTCATTTCACGCTCTAACTCAGAAACTGTTTTATGTAGACGATCTGCCAGATAAAATAAGAACTGACGTTGATCGTCCTCCCTTAGTTTTTTTCCAGTTCCTCAGTCTTCGATCCCATAATCTCTGTGCAAATTCTACTAATCACTTCGATGTCAGCGTGTTCTCTGAGAGCTTTTTTATCACCCGCATTGAACATTTTAGATCCATCTTCAGCTAACGCCTTTTGAACAAGTACTTCACACAACGCATCAATCTGGCTTTCGCTATTCCGACTAGCAAAATCAATCCTAGCTTGATCTCGGAGAGTAAACGGCGCAGCAAAGATAATAAGCGGCCCATCATCGTCACCCCACTCCGGTACACGAATTTCGCGCAATCCTTGAGCGTCGTAATGAGCTTTGATCCTATCGATGACATTTGTTTGCTCTTTCTTTTGAGCCATGTTTGTTCTCCCGTTAGACCGACATTGGGTGGGAAATAATTAACCCCCACCCAGCGCCGTTTAGTGTTAGGCAACAGTGCCTTCAGTCAAAGCGCCAGTGCCTTGAACTGTTAAAGTAGCTTCAGTCATACCATCAAAGCTGGCGGTAACTGATCGACCCGTTACAAGAGCCGTTCCAGATAACTTGTGATCGCCCGTTGTATTGCCTTCCATTTGGAAAGAAACTGTGATCGAGCTATCAACAGTCATTGCTTGTTGAGCGGTGTCAGTGTCGTCAAAGTACACTTCCATCGATCCGCTCCAGCCCTTCATGCCAACCTCAAAGGTTCTGTATGAATCGCCAATGGTGCTGGACTCAATCGGGTCCATCGTTTCGTCAACAGACCATGATCTAATTTCTCCAACAACGTCAGAGCCGACGAGAACTGTTCCGCCGGAGCCTACAAAAGTCGCCATATCTAATCCTCCTGGCTATCTTCGATTAGAGCCATGATTGGCTCGGATTTAGGGCGGTCAGAAGTCCAACCCCGGCTTTCGTAAAGATCTAAACGATCCTCAGAAATCTCTATACCCTCGCCACCGTTGGGAGGAAAGACCATTATGCGTTTCATGCTGCGTTCTCCAGATCGTTTTCAACCGCTGCATATTCTATCACATAAGTTAAGCGAACCATTCCAGCGGGTCGCTCACCTTCATCGCTATATTCAGCTTCAACTGATTGTAGCCTAATTGTCTTGGCAAGGCCATTCATAGTTATATCACCAGCCATAGCCTCTTCAACTTCGAGCGCAATCTGATCGAGCGTGTCATCTAAAACTGTCGTCGATACTGCATAGCCCTCGATGATTAAGCTCAGTTCGCGCATTTGTGTTCGAGGTGGCACAATCGTCGAAACCTCGATGCTTTCATCGCGCGTATAAACGCAAAGTCCAGGAAGGTTCCCAGAAGCCATTGGATATACGCGGCTTGCGTAGATGTTAGATCCGGTGGTCGTTAATCCGGTCAAGTCAGTGATCGCTCTATCTCTTAACTGCTTTCTAAGATGCGCCATTAATCACGCTCCAGAACCAGAGTTGTGACACCAGTGCCATCCGGTTGAATAACGCGCACTGTGTAATTTATTGAATTAACGACGAGCGCATCGCCAGGAGTAGCAGTAGCAGGCACATCGCTGGATCGGCACATAAAACGTGGTTCCGCTGAGACAATGCCAACGCCACTTTGCGGATCAACTTCGAGAAATTCATTGTCGTAAATGCCGTTGATTGTGCTGGTTGCACCGCCATTGAGCGTATAACTCCCAGCGAGACCGAAGTCATCGATTGAGAAAAATACAGCTAGATCGTCGGCAGTTTCAACAGCCATTGGTTAACCTTCTGGTGTTTCTATTTCGTCTGCATCAACAGCGCGATTTGATAAAACTGGCCCACGTGAGCGAGTGCGTTTCGCTGCTTTAACTTGCTCCGCTTCACCGCGAGCGATCATTCTTTCAGCGATATGATCTGGAAGCTCGACACTATCTCCAGGCCACAAGTTGCGACCATGAATTGCAGAGAAAGTCTTTTTAGAAATCGTTAGCTTCATATTTGCTCCAGGGTGGGTTGGGGTGGCAATCGAAACCACCACCCCTCGCCATTAGTTAAATCAAGCAGTGCTTACTTCGTCAGTTTTAGCGAAAGAAACTGCATTGCGGAGAGCAACGTCAACTTCTTGCATTATCGAAATAACCACATCACCGGATTTGCTGTTGGTGTAAGGATCAACAATGACCGAAGGTGCGCCAAACAAGCCAACCATAAGCTGGCTGAAGTCACCAAAGATCAATGCAGATGCATCTGTACCACCATCACCCGGATTGAGATTAGATGGAACATTGCTTGTGAACTCGGCGCGATAACCATAGAGGTTATTCCAAGGATCGTTCAGAAGCATGACGCTATCGGTTGAACCAACGCGAGCGGTGT